CTCGACTGCGATGGCACAGGCATAGCCAAGCTACAGCGTGTGGTAAAAGCCGGAAACGTGCTTTTGGAAAAGGAAGAAGTGAAACGAAGACCGTTCATCACTTTTTGCCCTTTGCCTATTCCACACACGTTCTACGGCTCTAACTTTGCTGAAAAGCTGATTTCAACTCAGAACGCAAAGACTGTCCTAACTCGCTCAATCCTTGATCATACAGTAATCACTAACAATCCACGTTACATGGTGGTCAAAGGTGGCCTCACAAACCCACGAGAATTGATTGATAACAGAGTAGGTGGCTTAGTTAACGTAACCCGCCCAGATGCCGTCAGCCCGATGCCGCAAGGCTCGATGAATCCGTTTGTATTCCAAACGATCCAGCTACTGGACGAAGACTTGGAAAACAACACTGGTGTCAGCAAGCTGTCCCAAGGTTTGGACAAAAACGCTGTAAGTCAGCAAAATTCAGCCCAGTTGGTTGAACAGCTAGCAACCATGAGCCAGCAACGGCAGAAGATCATAGCGCGAAATTTCGCTAATCAGTTCGTTCGCCCACTGTACTTTGAAGCGTACAGACTATGTGTCGAAAATGAAGACCAAGAAAAGATAGTCGAACTATCTGGCAACTATGTCGGCATTAACCCAAGCACTTGGGACGAAAAGCGTGACGTAATGGTCGAATTGCGGCTTGGATATGGTGAACAAGAGAAAGAAGCGCAAAAGCTACTCTCAGTTCATGCCCTATTCAGCCAAGACCCAACAATTGCTCCGCTTTACGGAATGGAAAACAAATTTAGGATGCTCAAGGCTGTCCTAGAACAGCAAGGCATCCTTAATGTGGAAGACTACCTGACAAACCCAGAACAACTTCCACCACCACAGCCAGACCCAGCTGCCGAAATGCAGCAACAGATGGCTATGAAGCAGATTGAACTTCAGGAGCGTCAGACAGCAGTCGCAGAACAGCGGCTTCAGCTGGATATGATGCAAGCACAAGCCAAGATCGAAACAGATCAAATGAAGGCGCAAGCATCACACGCCCTTCAGTCTGACAACCAAGATTTGAAGGAAGCACAGTTCCAGCACAAGGTCGAAATCGACCGTGGCGAACTGGAAATCTTACGAAAGCAATCAACAGATGTCCGGGGCATTGCAAGCCCAACCGGATAAGGAGAAACAATGCAAGACGAACAAAAAGAAGAGCAACTTTGCAGATTGGGCGATGAGGCTGATGTCTTACTGAAGACTGACGCCTTTAACCTGACTGTAAACCAATTAGTAGATGCCTGTTTCCAAGCGTTCAGTAACTCCAAGCCGGAGGATGCTGACGCTAGGGAACGCTCCTACCACCATTACAGAGCCTTGGTAGACATCGTATCGACCCTACAACAGCGGGTCAGTGTACGCGATGAAATCCAAGCCAAGGTCGCTGCTAACGATAACAACAATCAAGAGGAATAGGCACCATCAATGGAAGACGTGCAACAAACTACCTCAGTAGACGCACCAGTCGCTTTGTCAGTAGACGAAGCCGCTGACGCTATCCTTTCGCGTTGGGAACAAAAGGACGCTGATACACAGCCATCCGAAGAACCAGAGACGGAAGAAACTCCAGATGTCACCGAAGAGACAGCAGACATCGAGGAGTTAGATGACGCTGAAACAGACAATCCTGAAGAGGAAGAAACAGACCAAGATGAAGACGATGCTGAAGAAACTGAAGACGATGACGAAGCTGACGATGAGGAAGCTGAAACAGTGTCTGATGACGCTCAAGTCGAAGTTACAGTCGATGGCAAAACACAGCTTGTATCTGTCAAATCGCTTAAAAGATTGGCTGGTCAAGAAGCTGCCATCACCCAAAAGTCTCAACAAGTGGCTTCACAGCGCAAAGTGCTGGACGATGCCATTGGGAAAAATCATCTCGCTTTTCAAAAGATGCTGGAAAAAGCTAATGAGCGTTGGAAGCCTTATTCTGAGGTGGATATGCTCGTTGCTGCGAAAGCTATGGAAACCGAAGATTTTGCGGCCCTAAGAAAAGAAGCTGAAGAGGCGTATAACGACCTCAAGTTTCTTAACGAAGAAGCCGATGCTTTCTACAAGAATGTCCAAGAACAGCGACAATCTCAGCTGCAAGAAGCAGCGAAAGAGTGCGTGAAAGTTCTAGCTGAAGACATCCCAGATTGGGATAACAAGCTATACAACGACATTCGCACCTACGCTGTATCGCAGGGATTAGATGAAGCGGAAGTCAACAATTACGTTGACCCGGCAGTAATCAAAATCCTCAACAAGGCTCGTTTGTACGATGCCGGAAAACAGGTAGCGACAGTGAAGAAGAAAGCAGCCACCACTAAGAAGGTTCTACGCAACAGCAAAGCCCCAATGGGCGATAAGCAGCGTAAGAGCCAGAAAGTAGCCGAAGCGAAAGCAAAGCTGCGTTCAAGTGGAAACGACCTCGATGACATTGCAAATGCACTTCTGAGCCGCTGGGAAGCATAAAATCCCAACGCCAATAGAAGGAATTACATTCAATGGCTACTTACACCTCCTACGACCAAGTGGGTCTGAAGGAAGACGTTAGTGATATTATCACTGACATTACGCCTAAATCTTTGGGCCGATAGCTAGCAATGGCTATTTGATACTGTGTGAATTGCTGGAAACTCCCATGTGGACAATCAGCAGCCAAGCCCCATTAGGGGAAGGTTCAACGACCATTCCGAAAGGAAGTAGGTTACAAGCGTAACCGAAGCGCACAGCCCCTCTATCGAGGGTGAAGATATGGTCTCATCTTATGGGTAACCATAAGCAGCCGTGAGGCGGGTTGATGTTAGCGACATCAGCCGAAGATAATGACAGATACCCCCATGGTCTCAATGCTGAAGACACAGAAGGTTCACAACCGTGTCTATCAGTATCAGACAGATTCGCTTTCAGCTGCTGCGTCAAACGCACAGATTGAGGGTGCAGACCCAACAATGGCAACTTTGACTGCTACAACCATGATTTCGGGTAATACCCAAATCTTGACCAAAGCCTTTATTGGAAGGGCCGCAGCATAGCAATATGCTGTTTAACACCATGTGAATTGCTGGAAACTCCCTCGTGGACAATCAGCAGCCAAGCCACACAATGTGGAAGGTTCAACGACTATTCCTTCGGGAAGTACACTCAAGTGAGTGGAAGCGCATGGCATCCCATTGGGATGAAGATATAGTCTGGTCTTACTAGCAATAGTAAGCTGGCGAAAGCCGGTTCAGGATTAACGACCCTGAATGAACAACAACTAGCAAACCATTGAAATTTATGGTTTTCTATACGTCCAAATCAGTCAAACCTCAGACGCCGTATCAACATACGGACGTGCCAAAGAAACAGCTTACCAACTTGGTCGTGCCTTGAAAGAAATCAAGCGTGACCTTGAATTTGCTTACGTTGGCGCATCAAACGCAGCCGTAGCGGGTAACGCTGGTGGTTCACCAGCTGCTCGTGAAATGGCTTCAGCAGACCAGCTGATTGATGCCGCAACAACCGAAGCTGGTGGTACAGCTGCACTTACAGAAGCAATGCTTCTCAGTGTCGGTCAGAAAGTGTTCAACGAAGGTGGAGACGCTTCAGTCTTCATGATTAAACCAGCTGACGCTCAAATCGTTGCTGGCTTTACAGGAGCTTCTGGTCGCTATCGTAACTTCAACGATGCACAGAAGACACTGACCAACGTGATTGACCTCTATGTCTCACCTTACGGCGAGTACAAAGTCGTACTCAATCGCCACCAAATGACAACTCACGCCTTCCTGCTCGACCCATCAATGTGGCGTTCAGCAGTATTGCGTCCGTTCTCTCGCACCTTGCTTGCAAAGACAGGCGACAGCGAGAAGCACTTCGTTAATTCGCAAGCAGCGTAGTGCTTAAACAAAAACCGTGTGAATTGCTGGGAAGCCTAAGTTCCAATCAGGAATAAGGTAATCAGCAGCCAAGCCCTTACGAGGGAAGGTTCATCGACTATCCAGAGATGGAGTAGGGTCAAGTGACCCGAAGCGCATGGCACTCAATGAGTGATGATATAGTCACGTCTAATG